TTGAACAATGAAAAAGAATTAAAAATTAGTTGATTTTTTAGTTGGTTTTAAGAGTAAAAATTCGTCAATAAAAGACAATGTTTTTTATGAAATGGGAGAGAATTGTCTAAAAAAATAAGGAGAAAAAATAATGTGTGATTTAGTTGATGATATGAAACAAAATAAGATTTATGTTAAAACTGATTTTATTATGATTTTAGGCATTATTATCACTGACACAAGGGTAAGTGCTACGGCGGTAAGAATTTATTGTTATTTGGCAAGTAAAGTGGGTTGTTGGAGTTTTTATAACAACGATATTAAAGAAGCTTTGGGAATTAAAAGCGATCATTCAATTTCAAAGTATTTACGAGAGTTGATAGATTGTGGATATTTAGGAAGAAAAGAGTTAAGAAATAACGGAGCTTTTGCCGGGTATCAATATATTTTATCTACCGTATGTCAAAAAATGACAATCGGTGTTGAAACCGAACAAAACAAAAACGATTTGATTTTTCAACAAAAGTACCGTATGTCAAAAAATGACAATCGGCAAAGTAAAGAAAAAGAAAAGTGTACAAAAGAAAAAGAATTATTTAATAATATTAATAATAAAAATAATATATTAAAAGAAAAAATAAATAAAAAAGAAAAGTTGCCAAGTGAAAAACCGCAAAAACCTTCCGAAAAAAAAGCCGCAACTTTTGAAATTAAAAATGAAGTTGATAAAGAGTTTTTCAGATATCTTCAGTACCGCAAAAAAGATTTAAAAAAATCGTATAAAAGTGAACAAACTTTGAGTGTTGCTTATAACAGATTCTTAGAGCTTTGTAACGGTGATGCCGATGTTGCAAAACAGATTGTTGATAATACTATTGCTAACGGTTGGACAGGATTATTTGCAATAAAACAAAAAGGCGGCGGAAGATTTGTTGCCAACAGTAACAGTAGTGCTTACGAAAATATCGGTGTTAAAGCTTAGGGGGTGTTATGGAAGAAAGTATAGAAGAAATAGTTGCAAGAATAAATAAAAAGTATCAAGACAAGTTGATAGACGGGAAATGTGAAGTGTGCGGAGCTACGGTAAAGTATATGCAGGGTGAAAAAGAGATATTGTGTAACAGTTGCCAAGATCAGAAAGAAACTCACAAAAGAAGATTGAAGTATTTGGATTATTTGTTGCCGTTAGGATACAAAAATATGAGCTTTGCAACTTTTGATAAAGCAAGAACAAAAGATGTGAAAAACATTGATGTTGCTTTAGGTGTTGCACAGAGATTTGTTGAAGATGATACCGGTGTATATCTTTACGGTGCAGCGGGACAAGGTAAAACTCATCTGTTGGTATCTGCTTTGAGAGATTGTGTTATGCAGGGTAAGAGTGTAAAGCTTTTAAGGTATTCTTCAGAGTTGAAAAATTATAAAGAAAAAGGGCTTAAAAAGGAAGATTTTTTTGACGAGTATTCAAAATGTGAGTGTTTGTTTATTGATGATTTCGGAAGTGTGGGAAGTAAAGATGATGCGATAGATATACTGTACGGTATATTGCAAAAGAGAATTGAGAATAAAGTCGGTAAAAAGATTTTTGTAACAGCGAATATAAGCATATCTAAAATTGATGACGATAGAGTTAAAAGCAGAGTGATTGGTATGTGTACCGGATATATGTGTCATGATAACGGTGTGGATACCGATAAGTACATAAATGTTATTGAGCTGAAAGGTAACGATATTAGGTTGGAAGGTCGGTTATGAGTAATGAAATTTTAGTGAAGTTTAATAGAGAAGATTTGGAGAAGATTTGCAAATCGCCATATTGTAGAGTTTTTAAATATTGTTTGAGATCGGACAATGATTTGATTAGGTGTAATTTGATAGAGCCAAGAAACTTTAAGATGTTAGATAAAACTTATGATCCGCTTATTTGTTGTTTGGTTATGCAAAATCCTTGTACGGATTGTAGAGATAAAAGTAAGTGTTTGGATTGTCCTAAAGCTTGTGAGTATGTGCAAGCAATTTATAATGAACTTGTAAGAAAATTGTAAAGTAAGGAGAAGAATCAATGAAAGAAGAATTATTAAAAAATTTGGCAGGAATTATTGATTATGTTAAACAGGGAGCAGATTTTGTTAAAGAGCAAGCACCGTTATTTATTCAAGAGTATATAACTTTTAAGATATGGTTATATGCTTTTGATGTTGTAATGAGTGTGATTGCTTTTGTTGTAGGTGTTATTGTTTTTAGAAAAGGTTACAAAAATTACATAGAAGATGATTTAGGTATTGACGGAACATTAACGATGCTTGTCGGTAGTTTTCTTGCGGTTGTTGCTTTTATTACTTTTGTTTGCTGTGTAGAAGAATTGATGAAGGTGTATTTTGCACCGAGATATTTTTTAGTAGATAGTTTGTTGAGTTTAGGAAAATAAGGAGGAATAACAATGTCCGAAAAACGATATGTAATAGTAAGGGTGGATGATGATGAGTGTCCTGAATATATAGAAGATTTTAAGTGTCATTTTCCTAATAATAGTGTAGAGTGTATGAAATGTAGTCATCATCGTTACGGAGATACCAAAGAGCAGTTGGTATTAAAAGTGCAACAAGCATTATTCAAATCTGTGTTTACTGAACAAGTCCAAAAAGCAGTATCAATAGAAGAACAAAAAAGAATTTACAAACAATACAGACCGATGGCAGAAAAGGTCGTTGAGTTTTTGGGGGCGGAATAATGGGTAAGAAGTGGCACACGAATAAAACTAAACCGAAAGCATACGAAGAAATTTTAGTTATAGAAGATAATTGTGATATTTATACGGATATGATTATTTTAGATGAAGATGGAAAAGGAAAAGGGAAACGAAAATTAGGAAATTGGAGTAGTGTAAAGTTTTGGCAATATACAGATAGATTATTTACAAAAGAAATACAAGAAATTGAAGCACAGGAGCAGAAATGAAAGAGATAATAGAAAAAATATTAGCAGCATATATACCAATTATTATACTTTGGGTTTTTTCATTGTTATTTGTGTTTATAGGTTTAGGGTTAATATGTTTTGGGGTGGCAGGGTTATTGCATTTAATTTAAATCAAATCACTTATAGGAGAAGAAAAATGAAGAATAAAAAATGTAAAAAATGTTTTTATTGTGATGAAAATCAAAAATGTATATTTGGGATGGAAAATAAAATAATTCAATGTATTTTTAAGTTAGTTCATAGAGCAGTAATACAAGAATTAGAAAGAAGATGTATGGTTGAAGATATAGGTTGTTTAGATATGGCTTATCTTTCCGAACAACTTACAATACAACTATTATCAGCAAACAAAGGGTTTAATGACATACCTGAAGAATTTGACGGAATTGTAGCTTGTTTAGTATAGGAGAGTACAATGGAAATAAAAACTAAATTTAATGTAGGAGATGAAGTTTATACTCTTTTGCTTGGTAGATATAAATTTACATTTTATATTGTTAAAGTTAAGGTTTTAACGGTTGATACTATAACAGGAGAAAATAAAAAAACTTTTATTTCATATACTTTTAAATACAATGGCGAATTACGAAATGCAAATGAATATGATTGTTTCGCAACAAAAGAAGAAGCACAAAAGGAGTGTGATAAGAGAAATGCAGAAAAGTAAAAGAGAACAGATTTATAATAAATACAACGGTAGATGTGCTTATTGTGGACAGAAAATAGAATATAAAGATATGCAAGTTGACCATATCAGAGCCAAATATTTAGGTGGAGAAGATAGTATAGATAACTATATGCCAAGTTGTAAGGCTTGTAATTTTTACAAATCAACTCTTGATATAGAATCTTTTAAAAAACGAATTGAAACCATACCTGAAAGATTAAACAAAATATTTATTTTTACATTGGCTATTAAGTATGGACTTATAGAAATTAAAGATAAAAAAGTTAAATTTTTAATGGAGTGTGATAGAAGAAATGGAAAAAATTAAATATACTCACTTGTTGAAGTGCAGACATTGTGTAAGTGCAGGACATTGTAGAACATACTATATGAGATGTAATATTTTAGGAGAAACTAAAAACTCTATAAAACTTGAAATTATAGGTGAGCGAAATTGGAAAGGTTATGAGCAGAAAAGAAGAATAAGATACTTGCCTAAAAATGAAAGTTGGAGATTACAGGAGAGATAGGATGACTGAAAAAAGAAAAATAGAGGATGTGCCTACGGAAGAACTTTTGAGTGTTATTAGAGAATATAATCAGTTTGTAAGATTAAGAAAACCGATACCGCAAAAGTATGTTTATGTTGTTAGAGTTATAAGGATGGAGATTGATAGGAGGAAACAAAGTGGAGTTAATAATTAAATTTTGTTTGGTTGCTATATGTGTTTTTGTTATGGTTTATACTATGGTAAATTCAGAAATAGAACATGCTCGATATTATGATAGACAAATAAATGAAGGAAATATAGTGGCTTCTGTTTTAATGGGTTTGTTTTTGGGCGGTGGTTTAGGTTGGTGTTGTATATTGCTTTTTTTTAATTAAGGAGAAAGGAAATGAATAGTGAAGAATTTAAGACGATAGTTGAAGGATGTGTTGCAAATATTAACGGTGTATTGCAAAAGAAGTCAAGAGAATATTCAAGTAAAGATGATAAGCTGCATAACTTTGATAAAGCTAAAGATCTGATGAGATGTAAAACTAAAGAGTATGCTTTGTGGGGTATGTTCGCAAAACATTTAGTGAGTATAACGGATATGGTTGAAAAGTATGAAAAGTACGGTATTTTGCCGGATAAGAATATGGTAGAAGAAAAAATCGGTGATGGTATAAATTATTTTGTTTTGCTTAAAGCTTGTTTTTTGGAAGATATTTGTAATACTAAGATCTCTGCTGTTGAAGATATAAGATTAACTTGCGATGTTTTGAAAAAAGCAAAAGCAAATACCGGCTTATATTTTTATAAGAATAAAGATATTGGAATATTACAAAAAGAACAAGCGGCGATTGCTAACAGTATGTATAACAATCCGAGAAAGAGGTTGGTTGTGGAAAAATTAAGAAAGATGTTAAATCCGTTGTTTGTTTGGTTGACTGAACATAACAGATTTGTTGATTATGAAAAGATTAAGGGTACGATTAACAAAGCAGAGCTTGAAGCTGACAGTGTGCCGGATGAGTTTGTTAAGGATGTTATTGTTTGTATATGTCAGTTGGAGATATCATCTATAATATGGTACCAAAAAAGAGATGAAATTGTATCTCAGATTATACAAGTTATGTTGTTTCCTAAGTATAAAATTGGTGATACTGTTTGGACTATAATGTCGGATTGTAAAGAAGGTAATTGGAGAATAGCATACAAAATGACTGTAAACAGTATGTTTTTGTACGAACATGATAAAGCAGTTGGATATAAAGGTCTATTTGGCGATATGGTACATGAAGCATATTGTTTTAGAACAGAACAAGAAGCTCAGGCGGAGTGCGACAGAAGAAATAACGAACAAAAGAAACAAGAAGAAGATGAAAAAGATGTTGTTAATACGAGAAAAGTTGCTGTTGTGGAAAATATGCAAAACAAGTTAAAGCCGATAATAGAGTTTGTGCAGATAACCAATCCTAAAGAGTACGGCAAACTTTCAGAGATATTTCTAAAAGAAACAAAAAAACATAACAGTATCGGTGATGGTGTTTTTTATGAGTGGATAATTATGTGGCTTAAATCGTTGCCGGAGTTACCGGAAATAGAGTTGCCTCAATACAGATTTAGAACTTTGAAACAAATAAGAGAGATTGTTGTAAAACAGTTGGAAGAAGATTTGAAGAAAATGTAAGTGATAAAAAATAAAAACTTAATAAAAACGATCTGCGGAGTTGTTCGTAGGTCGTTTTTTTATTTTGTAAAAAGGGGGTTTAAAATGAAAATTGATGAAAAAACTTTGTTACCGACAGAAGATGTTAAGCCGATACCTAATATGCAGATGGAGTTTGATGTTGATTTTTTTATCAATATGGATACTCCGCTAAAAAATTCGTTACAGGAACGGTTTGCACAATATGTTGTGCAAGGTAAAAGTGCAACAGAAGCTTATAAGTTGGCACACAAAGAGAGCGGTAAAAAAGAAATAAAACTTAAAAGTTGTACGGAAAGAGGTTGCAAGTTGCTTGCGGACAGTAATGTTGTAAACAGAATAAAGTTTTTGAATAAAGCTGTTACAAAGCAAATAATTATGAGCGACCTTGAATTGCATAAACATTTAGCGGATATCATTAGAGATAAAAGTAAAAAAACTGCCGACAGGATAAATGCAATTAAAGTGTTGGCTCAGATAAAAGGGCTTGCCAAAGGTGATACCGAAGTGCAGACAAGTCAACATTTTGTTAATTTGCAAGTGGAAGTTGTTGAAGCAGAAAAAAAGTCGGAAGCGGAAATACAAGTGGTAGAGGTAAAATAGTATGGAAAAAGCAAAGATACTTATAACGGCAAAGTTTAGAATATTGTTGGATTATACCAAGCGGTACAGAATTTATGCTTTTTACGGCGGTAGGGGTGGAGCAAAGACACAGTGTCTTGCCCGGTGTGTGCTTGCAGATTTGAATCAGACAAAACGGAAACAAAGGATTTTAAACCTAAGAGAGTTTCAAAATTCTATTGAAGATTCTACTTATCAAGTTTATGTTGATGCTATACAGCAGAGCGGGCTTGCTCCCAATTATACGATATACACAGATACCATTGTAAACAATGCTAACGGCAGTGAAATTGTGTTTAAGGGTATGAGAGGTACTGGCGGAAAGAAAAGCGGACAACAGTTAAAATCGTTGGAAGGATTTGATAAATGTTGGGTAGATGAAGCACAAAGTTTTTCTAAAGAGCAACTTGATATTTTGTTGCCTACGATTAGAAAGTTGGGATCTGAGTTGTGGTTTAGTTTTAACAGGTTGGAAGAAAATGATCCGATTTGGGAAGTGGTGAGCGGCGGTGATGATGATATTTATTTGGATAAAGTTAATTGGTATGATAATCCGTTTTGGACCGAAGCACTTGAAGCGGAACGGTTAAGGTGTTTAAGGAATCATCCGGAAGATTACGACCATATATACGAAGGAGATCCGAAAAACAGTGCAGATGATTTTAATTTAATTTCAAGAGATGTTGTTATTGCTGCACAAAAGAGAGATTTTCCTGTCGGTGATTATATGTATGCACCGAAAATTATCGGGATAGATCCGGCAAGGTTTGGTAATGATACTGCCGTTTGGTATCTTAGGCAGGGTGTTAATGCAAAAATTTTGAAAGAAGTTGCAAAAACTTCTGCTCCGCAGTTGCTTGATATATCTATAGAGTTGATACAAGAACATAAGCCTGCTGCTGTGTTTGTTGATCGTGGCGGTGAAGGTGGTAGTTTGGTAGATTTTTTGAAGCAGAGCGGATATAAAAATGTTTACGATATTGGCTTTAACGATGCTTCCGTAAGTAAAAGATATAAGAACAAAAGAGCGGAAATGTATTGCAAAATGAAAGATTGGTTGACGGTGAAAGGGTGTGTTGAAGATGATCACGATTTAAGGCAAGAACTTACTAACATAAAACAGTTGCCGAAAGATATAATACAACTTGAAGATAAAGCGGATATTAAAAAAAGGATTGGAAGATCGCCCGGAAAAGCTGATGCACTTGCTTTAACTTTTGCAAGAGAAGTGAAAGCACAGACGGTTACCGATAGGTTGCAAACAAGAAGAAATGTTAGACAAATGAACACAAGTTTTATAAAACCGGTGATAATGTAAAAAAAATACTTGACAAAAAAATATAATTTGATTATAACATAATCAGTTAAAAAGTTTTTTAATAGATTTTGATCTGCGGAAAAGGTGTTTTATCGTGGATCAAATTTTTTATTAAATAAAAATTTAAAAGCTCACAAAAACAAGTTAAATTGTTTTGTGGGCTTTTTTTGTTTGGGAGAGTGTTAATATGGCAGGATTATTTTCAGCACCTTCTATGCCGAAAATTGAAGTTAAAGAAGCTCCTAAAGTTATTGATGAAAGCTCGTCAAGAGCTAAAACTCTTGAAATGTTAAGAAAGAAAAAAGGCAGAGCAGCGAATATGCTTGCCGGTGATTATTATGCACAAGCACAAAGCCAAAGTAATGCTATTTCCGGGCAACCAAATGCAAGTAAAACTTTGTTAGGACAGTAGTAAAAAATATAAAAGGCGGAACAAAATGGAAAACACAGTTACTAACAGAGATGTTAAGCAAAAGTTGTATGAGTTGTTTTTGAGGTATCCGAGTTTGGATGCTAAAGAAGTTTTGGCAAAGTTAGAAGCAATAACCAAAGAAGTAAAAAAACAAATTAAAGAGGTAAAAAAATGACAGCAGAGCCAACAGTATTTGACGGATTAAATGAAGAAAACAAATCTTTTGTTGCTAACAAAGGATTTAAAAGTTTTGATGATGTTGTAACAAGTTACATTAATTTGGAAAAGTATCAAGGTGTACCGGCAGAAAAATTGTTAAAACTTCCGGATGAAAATAATGCAGATGAAGTTAATGCTTTTTATAAAAAGTTGGGCAGACCGGATAAAGTTGAAGATTATAAGTTTGATATTGCTGAAGGGCAAGACGATGCTATTGCCAAAGCGATCGCTCCGGAATTGTTTAAAATCGGTTTGTCGCAAAAGCAAGCAGCTGCAATATACAAAACTTTGGAAACTGCAAAAATTGAGCAAGGTAAAGCTTTGGAAGCAGCTGCAATTAAAGATGAACAAGATTTGAAAGCAGAGTGGGGAGCAAACTACGACAACAATTTAAAAGCGGCACAACAAGCGGCAAAGATTGCCGGAGTTACTCCCGAACAAATTGAAGCTTTACAAAAAGCTACAAATTATAAAACTGTTATGAATATGTTTAAAAATCTTGCTTCTAAGTTTAGTGAAGATGTTTTAAGAGGTGGGGGAGATAACAAACAAAGCAGATTTACACTTACTCCGCAACAGGCAAGAGAAAAAATTGAGCAATTGAAAACAAATGCAGATTGGGTAAAAAAGATGAACAGCGGTGATAAAGCTGTTTTGCAAGAGTATGACGAACTTGCAAAAATTGCTGTATCTGATATGCAAGCATAAAATGTTTTTTGAAATAACAGACGGAAATATAGGGTAACCTTGAAAAAGGTCCTATGACCGATTGAAAGAAATCTGACCGGCATAATTGCCGCAGCTTAGTTAATGAGCTGATTTTTGAATTGGTCCGTTTCGGCGGGCAACCTTGAAAAAAATAAATCATACAAAAAATTTATTTACAAGGAGAATAAAAATGCCAGAATTATTTTTAACCGGTAATGAGTACATGTTTTATTGCCAAAAATTTAAAGACATGTATCAAATCCTTCCGCAAGACAAAGGATCTAAATTAAGACCTTATGTAACAGTAGAAAGCGGTATTGTTGGAGAATCTGCTGTTGCAGCCAACCAAGTAGGTATTACACAAGTACACGAAGTAACAGTTAAAAACGGTGATTCACCTCAAGACGATGTTACAACTGCAAGAAGATGGTATGTTCCTAAAACATATAATTGGGGACATCTTTTTGACAGATTGGATAAAATCAGAACTTTGGGTGATCCTAACAACATGTATGCTTTAGCAGCTAAAAAAGCTTTCGGAAGAAACGAAGATGATTGTATCATTGATGCTTTCTTCGGAGCAAACAAAACAGGTCAGTACGGCGAAAGCACTACAAACTTTGACGGAAACAATGTTGTTGCTGCCGGCGGTACAGGTCTTACATCCGAAAAGCTTATAAAAGCAAGAACAATTCTTTTAGGTAACGAAATAGATGTTGAAACAGAAAAACTTGTTTGTGTTATAACTGCAAAACAAGCAGGCGATTTGCTTGCCGATGCTAAGTATAACAACATACAGTGGGGTAATCCTATCTTGCAAGACGGTAAATTGAAATCGTGGTTAGGTTTTGAGTTTGTACACAAAGAAAAGTTGCCTAACTCCGGATCTACAAGATATATTCCGATATTCGCTAAATCTTGTGTTGCTTTAGGTGAGTGGTCGTCTATGATTGTTGATTTCTCGTCAAGAAAAGATAAACAGTCTAAACCGTATTTGTATATGGAACAGACGATCGGTGCTACAAGATTGGATGAAAAAGGTTGTGTAAAAGTTGAGTGTGTAGAAGCTTAGGTTGTTTTGGGGTGTGCTTTTGCGGTTTTTACACATTAAAAAAATAAAACCGCCATCTTTATAAGGAGAAAACGAAAATGTCTAAAACATATTGTAACGAATTAAAACAAGCTTTGGTTAATGCTTCCGTTGCAGAAGGTAAAATCAAAACTTATAATGCAACAATTGATTTAGCTTCTCAAGCAACAAGCGATACTATCGTTATTGCTAAAGCTAAACAAGGCGAAAAGTTTATCGGCGGTATTTTGACCTCTGATACTTCTTTAGGATCTGCAAAAATCCAAATAGGTAATGCTACAAGTACAGCTAAGTACAGAGCTGATGCTGTGTTTACTGCTACCGATACTCCTACTTTCTTCGGTAAAGCAGCAGCGATGGCAGCTCTTGCAGCTGATGAAGAAATTATCATCACTGTCGGAACGGCTGCACTTCCCGCTTCCGGTACTTTGAAAGTGTCTATGTTGTTTAGTGTTAATAACTAATTTGCCATAGTTAGTTTACCACCGCAGTAGGTATATTTCACCGAATATACCTACTGCATAAAAGGATAAAATAATATGAAAAAAGCCGAACAAATATTAAAAGAATTTGAAAATATGAAGCTTGTAAGAAACAGGTTTGATTTTACATGGCAAGAAATTGCACAGAGAATTGATCCGGCACAAGCTACTTTTGTTACTAAAATTTTAAATATGCAAAATTTAGAACAACAAAAGTTTGATTCTACTGCGGCTCGTGCTTTACCGAAGTTTGCATCTATTATGAAATCTATTATTTGTCCTCGTACTCGCTCATGGGCTAAATTCTGTACGACTGATCCGGATTTAACTTTTTATTTCCAAGATTATTTTGATGAAGTTTCTTCTATTATCAGTAAGTACCGTTATACGAATAAAAGCGGTTTTGATTCTGCTGTTGATACGATGTTTACCGGTGCCGGTATGTTCGGACAAATGCCGTTTTTTGTTGATAACAGACCGGAAGGTATTTATTATAGAACTTTTCCGATGAGCGAAGTTTGGGCTAAAACAAATGCTTACGGCGAAAAAGATACTTTTATTAGAAAGTTTAAGTTAGATAAAAGACAAGCGGAAGAATTGTTCGGCGACAAGTGTCCTGCAAAAATTAAAGAAAGTAAAGATTGTAACATGAAGTACGAATTTTTGCACTATGTTTGTCCTAACGATAAATTTGATATTGAAAAAGAAGATAATCTTAGTATGAGATATTCTTCTTATTATCTTTGTGCTGATACTTGTGAGATTGTAAATGTAGGCGGGTATCACACAATGCCTTATTGTATGGCAAGAGTTGAGGTTTTTCCTACTGAAAAAGTGTACGGGTACGGACCGGCGATGAAATGTTTGGCAGACCAAAAAACCTTAAATGCTGCGATGAGAATTACTATGAGAGCAGCGGAAATGTCTGCTGATCCGGAACTTTTGGTTAGAGAAGATGCCGTAGTTAATATGAATCAGTTGGGTAGTGCAGGATCTGTTATTTTTGGCGGATTAGATGAGCAAGGCAGACCGGCTGCAACTACTATGCAAAGAAATATGGATCTTAGAGCGATGGAAGTTTTAAGACAAGAATTAAAACAAAATATTGCTGACGGATTCTGTATTAATTTGCTTGAAATATTAATAAATGATCCTTCCGCTAAAACAGCTACGGAAGTTATGGTTAAAAAACAAGAACAAGCTATACTGCTTGCTCCGATGGCTACAAGAATATATCAAGAGTGGGCTGCGGTTTGTTGTATGAGAGAGTTTGATATACACGACAGAGCCGGAAGGTTGCCACAAATGCCCGAAGATTTAAGAGCGGAACTTATAAGAAGTAAGAGTAAACTTACTATTGAATTTGAAAGTCCGCTTGATGAAGCTCAAAAAAGCGAAGAAGCTATAAAATTAAACAGATTTTTGGAAACGGTTAGCGGTTATGCTCAAGTGTTTCCTGACATGCTTAATGTTATTAATCCTACCAAAACAGCTCAAATTATTGCAAAGAGTATAGGTGTACCGGCAAAAGCACTTTACAACGAAGAACAGTTAAAACAAGTTGAACAACAAAAGATTGAAGCGGCACAAGCACAACAAATGCTTGCTGCGATGCCTACTGTTGCAAAGAGTGCAAGTGATTTGGCTAAAGCAGGTGTTGAAGCTCAAAGCGGTATTAAATTAATTTAAATATAAAAGGCGGTAAAAAATGGGTGTATTAACATGGGCTCAAAGGTTTGTTTCTACAGTAAGAAGTTATCAGAGAATTTTTAAAAAAGATAATCCGGATGTTAAAGCTATTCTGTGTGATTTAGGTAAAATTGCTCCGGTAGATCCGACAAGTAAAGTTGCCAAGCCGTACAGAGATAATGAAGTTTTTATTATGATTGGAAGAAGGCAAGTTGTTTCTCATATTTTGGCAAAAATAAATATGACTGAAGAAGAATTGAATAATATTATTAAGCAAGATCAGTTGAAACAACAACAAAATGAGTCTGTAAAAGGATAAAAAATATGACGACAAAATTAAAAATTTTTAACAAAAGTTTGATTAAGTTGGGTTGCGAAACGATAAGTGCGATAACTGATAACAGTAAATCTGCAAGATTGATAAATGAAATTTATGACGATATTGTTAATGAAGAATTGCAAAAGCATAATTGGATTTTTGCAAAAAGACAAGATGTTGTTTGGGCGGATGATATTTTTCGTACCATAGAATCTATTGTTAATGTCAGTGTAGATGATGTTGAGTTGGATAGTGATAGAAATGTGTTAAAAATAACGGCTGCAAGTGTAGGTGTTTCGGGTAACGATATTGTGATAAAAAGCTCAAATAAAAATATTGTGTGCAGCGGTGCGACTTTGCAAGGCGGTACTGTTGATAAAGCTGCAAGCGGAACAATAACTTTTAATACGAATATAGATAAGGGCGATACAATAACTATCGGCGATACTGTTCTTGTTGCCGGTACGGATTTTGAGGTTGGTGTTCCTACCGGGACAAAGTTTTTATCAAGACAATTTAATTTGCCGGATGATCTTTTGTTGTTAATTGAAATTGACGGGTTTAATGCTCTTTCTACTTTTCCGTACCAATACGGAGCTTATAAACAGTATGATGTTGCAGGAAGGTCTGTTTTTTGCAATAAAAACAGTATAGCTATAACTTATACGGCAAAGTGTGATGAAAGCAATTTTGATTTTAATTTCGTTAATGCTTTGTGTTGCAGAATATGTTATGAGCTTGCGGATGTGTTGACGGAAGATGACAGAAAAAAACAAACATGGATGAACGAGTATCTTTTAGCGATTAGAGATGCTAAAAGAGTTAATGCTATACAGTTGCCTAATGTTTCGTTAGGTAGCGGAGTTTTGGAAAGAGCAAGAGTTTGGTAAGGGGGTTTTTATGGCTGGTACAATGGGTGCAGCTGCAACAGTTTTAAGTGTTGTTGGCGGTATATCACAAATGGTGAACGGGTACAGCAATTATTCTTCACAAGCTAAAGCAGCTGATATTAATGCCGATGTTGCCGCTGCCAATGCAAGAAACACTTTGATAGAAAGCAGTTATGCTCAAGATGCTAAACTTCAAGAAGGGAAACAATATATATCTAATCAGTATGTTAGAAATTTGCAAAGCGGTGCCGGCGGTGCAGGTACTACCGGCGACAGAGCTGTTGCTAAAAGTGCTTACAACTTAGAAAAAGATTTAAGTTTGATAGCTTATAATTATGAAACAAAAGCTATAGATTTTCTTAATCAATCAAAAATGTACAAATATGAAAGTAAGGTAGCCAAAGCTAATGCTGTAAATTCGTTAGTGATGGGCGGTTTGAATATCGGTAACAGTATATTAGCCGGTACAAATGTCGGTAAAGCAAGTAGCGGTGCCGGCGGTGCAACATATCAGTCCGGACCGATGGCACAGTATGTACAATCTAATCCGTATGCAAGAAATTCCAAGTTGTTTTTATATTAATAGTAAGGGTTAAAAAATGGCTAAAGTTAGAGCAATTAAAACAAGTTTTAACGGCGGAGAAATTTCTAAACAGCTTTACGGCAGAGTTGATTTGGAAAATTTTATTGCAAGTAATAAACAACTAAAAAATGTGTTGCCTACCGTTTACGGCAGTGCTATGAACAGAGGCGGTACGATTTTTGTTAATGAGAATATAAAACTTTTTTTTGAAACTTTGCAAGAAGTTACGGGTGTAACAGATATTAATTGTGTAAGTATAGATTATACTTTCAGCCGTTATGTGTTTGGGTGTGATAACGGATATATTGCAAGATGTGATTTTGATTTTAGTAATGTTGTTGTTGTGCAGCTTACATACAGCGGTAATCCGTTAGGTGATATTTTGCAAGTTGCTCAAACAGGTTGGTATAACGATAGAAACAGTTATAAAGTATCTACAAGTACAAAAAGTTATAATTTTATACCGAGTGTTGCCGATTGGAGCAGTTATACAGTATTGCTTACTTCCGGTGATTCAAATGCGGAAAAATTGTTTGATTTAGAGCCGTATCAAAATCCGTTAAGAAATAACCAAAAATTAGCAAGTTTTGATGGGTTGGTGTTAAGATTTTTGACTGTGCAAATCGGCGGAAATTTCAGTGTTACAGACAGTTATATAATAAGTGAAAATACAACTAACGATTTTGACGGATTTAAAATTGATGATGATAATTTTGTTTTACGAAACGAAACAAATTTGTATTTTTATCATGATGATAATGCTGTAAGTTTGGGAGTTGAAACAGGTACTGTTATAGGTGCGAGATTGCAAGATGAAAATGTTTGTGTTTATGTGTACAAACAAATTGACAGTAAGTATTGTGTTTGCTGCAATATTTACAGTTTTACCGGAGAGTTGGTAAAACAGTTGGTACTTGCAAAATATGACAGTGATATAGGTATAAACAGAGCGATTGTTGTTGGTGATAAGGTTGTTTGTGTCGGCACAGTTAAAAGTGTTTGTATATATAAAAGTACCGTATTTGAGCTTGATTTTGCAGGTACTTGTTTATCGTCTGCAATTAATCAAAGTAATGATGCGATTGTGTATTGTGATGGTGATGACAATTTGCATATTGTGAATAATTATACTGATGTTAGCACTAAAAGAGTTTTGGTACCGTTTAGAGTTAATAAGCTTATTAACTATATTATAGAGTTTGGTGATAATATAATTAGATTTTACAAAAACAGAGAGTTGGTAAAAGACGGTAACGGTGATGTGTATGAGATAAACAGCCCGTATGCTATAACCGATTTAATAGATAATGAAGGGAAATTAAAAATAAATTATGTGCAAAATGTGGATGTGCTTTATATTTGCAATAAGGATTTTCCGATACAAACTTTAAAAAGGTATGGAGATGCCAATTGGGTAATTGAAGAATTTAGTTTGGTTGGCGGACCGTTTGGAGATGTGAATAGTGATAAAAGTAAAGTTTTAACAAGCACAGGAAATACTGATCTTATAACGATTAATGCTGAATTGTCGGACTATACTTGTACATGTGTACCTTCAGGTGGCGGATTAATACCGGCAAGTGTTCCGGCAAGTACAATGTGGCAATTGGATGATACTGTTATTGTTTCTGTTAATAGATCTTCTTCGTTACAAGAAGCTGTTAATTTGTTGTATGCAACAGATGATGGAGCTAATTTTAATATAAGTGTTGAGAATAACAATATAATAGTAAAAACTGCAATTGCCGGATATTCGGGTAAAGTTTTATCGTTAAGGATAGTAACTCCTTCTGAGCCATATAGTCATCTTAGAATATGGAGCGGAAGTTTTAACTCGTCAGCGGCTGCTGATATATTTAGTGCAGAAGATGAAGGCAAACTGATAAGACTCAATTATATAGACAGCAATACTGTAATGTGGGAAAGCGGTAAAAGTGTGTCTGAAAACGATATAAGAAAAAGTGGTAATAATTATTATAAAGCAACAACATCCGGAACAACAGGACAAATTAAACCTATACATACAGAAGGTATTGTTAGTGATGGCGGTGTAAAATGGGAGTATTTGCACTCCGGGTATGGTGTTGGTACTATCCTTGAAGTTGTCAATGCTTCCAAAATTAAAGTAAATGTTGACGGATATATGCCCGATTTTTCTAACGGTACTTATTTGTGGGAGTTAGGTCTTGTCGGTGGCGGGATATATCCTAACTGTTGTGCTTTTTATAAAGAAAGGTTTGTGTTTTCTATATCTACCGATAAGGGTACAAAAATTTGTGCAAGTTGTGCCGGAGATTATAACAATTTTTCTGATAATAGTTTTGGTGATATTTTGCCGGAAAATGCAATAATTGTTCTTTTGCAGGGTAACCAAGAAAGTGTTGTGGTATGGATGGTAGCGATGAATAAGTTGTATATCGGTACTGCTTGTGAAGAATTTGTGTTTGGAGAACAGACGATTGCGGAAGTGTTAAGCCCTACAAATGTTATGTGTTTGAAAGTGTCGTCTTTAGGATCTGCTTCAATTATGCCGTTACATATTTTAGATGAGCTTTTGTTTGTAAGTAATAACGAAAAACAAATTGCTAATTTTACTTATGTTGCCGAGCGAGATTCGTTTAGACCGATAAATATAAGTTTGTTTTTTGAGCATCTGTTGCTTAACGGTGTAAAGTGTTGGGCTTATACAAAAGAGCCGTATAAAACTATTTGGTTTAGTGATAAAGACGGCAATTTAAGGTCCATAAGTTATGATGCGGACAATAAAGTTTGTGCCGGTGCAAGACACGATATCGGCGGTAAGGTTGTAAGTATGGCTGTTATACCGGAGCCAAACGGTAATTATGATGAGTTGTGGTTGGTAGTTGAAAGAACAGTTGACGGAAGAACAGCTTATTTTACTGAAAGGTTAAGTTGGGGATTGGTGCAAGACAGTAATGTGTCTGATGAATATTTAAATAAAAAACAAGTGTTTAGCGACTGTGCAAAAGTTGTTGAATCTAATGAAAATGTTGCATATATTACAGGACTTTACTTTTTGGAAGGTAAGACGGTAAATGTGTTGGTTGACGGAAAGATACAGAACAGTAAGACTGTGGTTGATGGTGTTATAACTTTGGATAAGCCCGGAAAAATTGTTGTTGTTGGGTTGGGATATGAAGCTTTAATTGAAACATTGTTTATTAATATTGGTGCTACTGACGGAACTTCGCAAGGGTTACCGCAAAGAGTTAGCAAGTTGATAATAAGATATATCAAAACAAGATTTTTAGAAGCTAAGGCAAGCGGTGGAAATCAATTTGAAAATGTGGTTGATTCTGACGAGTTGCAAGACAGTTACGATAAAGAGTTACATTTACCTTCCGATTATGATAAAGCTATGACAATTATGTTAAAAAATGATAAGCCGGTAAGTTGTTGTGTATTGTGTATTGTGCCGGAAATGAAAACATATCAATAATATTTTAACGATATAAGGAGTTTGGGTATGCCTAACGATATATACAAAAGTAAAGTGTTGCCGGATGGTACTGTAAGACCTGTTGCAAATGCTGCAAGAGTGATTAATCCGTTAGAGCCGTTAAATGATACTGCCAAGATTATGAATCATTTATCTATGCAATATAAAAAAATTGAGCTTGAAAACGAGCAAGTTAAACAGGATCAGTTTGAAAGTGATCTTAAATTAAGACAAACACAGTTTAATAACGAACTTGAGAATATAACTAATCAGCAAGAGTTTGATAGTGCTATAGAAAAGTATAACAGTGATATAGATACTTTAGGAAACAATGTTTTGGGAGAAGAAGGGTATAAAAAGTGGAGCAACGAGAAAGGAAGAAACTATAAAGCACTTGCAAATTTAGGATATAAAAGTATTTGGGCGAAGAATTTACAAAAACAAAATTATACAAATATGGGTGTTACCGTAAGCAATTATGCGACACTTGCGGCACTTGATCCGGCAAGAAAAAACGATTTTGTTGCACAAGCCGAGATGGATATTGACAGTAAAGCTTTAACTTCGGAACAGAAACAAAGTTTGAAAAATAAGTTTAAAGTTGAGCTTGCTAATGCGGAAGTTGTAAGAGATATAAAAAATAATCCGGGTGATGCTTTGGATAAGTTAAAAGCAATAACAAAAGATAAAGACGGAAATATTGAAAACGATAAACCTACTTATTATGATGGGTTGACTCCGGTACAAAGACAACATTATATTGAGCAGGCAAAAGCCAAGTATGAAGCTCAGTTAAATACTTACAACGATAGGGCAATATCAGATTTAAAGAGAGAGTTTGCAGAAAAATACGAAGAAGAAGGATACAATGCAGCATATCAATTCTATAAAGAAAAAACCGACAATTTAGCAACTACGGCTAAAGAGTATAACATATCACAAGAAAAATTAAAATCTTTTGAAAGTTGGGCAAAAGGAATACTAAAAGAAACAAACAGAGAACAAGCTTTTGCTAATCAAGACAAGTTTGGTGATTTACAAGAAAAAGTGCAAGGGATGGGTATAACTTTTGATAGAAAAAAAGGCGAGTATAAGATAAATAAAAAAGATAAAGCTACGGTAGAAGATGTTGTTGAAACAATAAATAATATAAATACCGGATTAAAAGACGGAACTTATTTTATGAACGAAAAAAAAGTGAAAGCTATGAGAGAAACTTTGAGAACGGTGTTAGGTGATATAGTTGATAACGGTGCAAAGTTAAGGGATACGGATGTTGAAGGACAAACTACTATCGGCGGAATTTTAAGAGGTAACGGAATAGGCGGAGATATAACTGCAAGCGAGTATATCAAAGACAGTATTTTGAAAGTGTTGAACAATAAAACAAATATAAATAATTTTAATTTAGATAAGCTTACTACAAGAGAAAAAGGCGAAATATTTGAACATGTGTACGAATCTGCCGTTGCAAACAATATAGATTTAGCTTCTTATTATATTGATGCAAAACAAAAAATAGACAGATTAACACAACATGTATTTAATTGGATGGTACAAAACAGGTTTGATGTGCCGGAAAAAGAGTATGGTGCTGTTATAGGTAACGGCAATATGTATGATACAAACAATCCTAAAGCTAAAAACAATATAGGCAAAAAATCCGTAGGGTACGGAAGTTATGTTATTGACACAAAAGGCACAATGAAGCTTGTTGATAAGAACGGTAATATCATTGATGAGGTAAGAAGATAATGGCTATTAACGAATTAAACAAAAATACAAGGTTAAGCAGCAGCGAATTTAAGCCGTTAATTTTGGATGATGAAGAAGATAAGATACAAAATGTTGATAAGGTAAAAAATCAAGATTTTGGACCGCAATATATTGATGCGGATAAGCCGAAGTTTGTGCAGCCGGAACAGAGAAGTTATTTTGTTGCCGGAAATGTTGCCAATAACGAAATACATACTACCGCACAAAGACCTAACGAGATTGAGTATGAAGCGGATGTTGTTGACGATGAGAAGAAAAAAGATAATTATTTTGGGTTATCTAAACTTAAAACTAACAAAGTTGATATTGTTAAAAATGCTTTAAAGTATGTTGTGCAAGCTCCGAACTTGATACAAAATGCTGCAAACGGTATCGGTGTACTGACGGGTAAGAGCGGCGAAGATGTTTTTAAAGAAGGTGTTAGAGGGTTTGTCGGAAGTACTGTTGATTTTGGCAGTAGCATGGCAAGATTTTTCGGACAGAATTATATGTATTTTAAAGCATATAAAGATGAGCAGATAGATAAGATAACAAATTTGGGTAATGTTGTTGCCGGCGGAGAAGATTTGTCTGCCGAGATAAAACAAAAATATACAGATTTTTATAATAGAATTGACAGACAGACACAAGAGTTTAAAGATAAAACAGAAAGATTTTTGCAATATACCGGTATAGGTAAAACAGATAAAGACGGATTTATTTATGATTTGGTTGGCGGTGCTTCAAGTTTGATGTATGCTATAGGATTGTCTGTTATAACAAAAAGCCCGGCAGCTGTTGCCGAAGTTTTTGGAGCTTATCAGTATCAGAGTTTGTATGAAGAAGCTATTGAAAATGGGTTTAGTCCGATTAAAGCAAGAAGTATAGGTATTATTGGCGGTGCTGCCGAAGGTGTTTTGGAAATGGTGGGGTTACATGTGTTAATTGAAACACTTGCAGCAAGAAAAAGTTTTACGAAGCTTATAAAAGCTGCCGCTACTGAGTTTATTCAGGAAGCTTCGCAACAGGGAGCAGAAGAAATTTTGTCAACTGCTACCGGTATGAGAGTAGAAAGTTTAAAAGAAGCTTTGTTTAATGTTGGGTATGCCGGGTTGATAGGTGCTTTGATAGGTGGCGGTGCTGCCGGTATAAGTAATACGAGATTTGTGCAAAAAATGATTAGCGACAGTGCAACAAAAGAGCTTATAAGTAAAGGTGTAAACAGTGAGTATGCCAAACAGATGGTAGATAAGATGTTGGATTTTTCGGTAAGTCCTCAAGTAGCTAACGAGCTTACAGATATGATTAAAGATGAACAAAGCCCGGTAACTTATAAAAATGCTGATCCGAGAGAAACTTATAAAGAAACGGGAGAAGCTATAAAGAAAGCTTTAGATCCGCAACAGAAAAGAGGAGTAGAGCTTGAGTTTATAGATGAAAAGAAAAAGTTTGTTGATACTGTTGCCAAAGCTTTAATTAACAGCGGAAATTTTACACAAGAAGAAGCTTACAGACAAGCCGAAACACAAGCTAATTTGGCAGACGGTTTGGCAAGAAATGCTTTTGAGCAAGATAATATAAGACCTTCCGACTATTATAAAAGGTTTAAGATTGATGTTGCAAGCGGAAACATTGAAACAGACGAAAGAAATGTTGACGAAGATAATCCGTTTGTTGATGTAAGTTTTGATCCTGTAGATTTTGATGACCAAGCAAGAGCAGAGTACGAAGCTGCTATGGATTCGGAGCAAGATTATATTGACAGTGTACAAAAAGAAAACAAAACAACATTGAAAAAAGAAGCAAGAATTTTAGGTGAGATGGGTATTGATGCGATAAGGCGACCTACTAAGGATGGGTATGGTAAAGAAAGGTGGAGCGAGTATAATGATTTAAGCCCGAGAATAAAAAATTATTTTTTTACGGATACTGAAACTGCTATGACATGGGATGAAGCAGAAGATATTTTAGCTAAAAGCGGTAACAGTGTAAAAGATTTGTTTGAGTATTTGGCTTCTGTAGATAATAGAGCTGTGTCGTTGAATCAGCCCGGTGTGTTTAATAGAGTGTTACAGAAGGAAAAGGAAGCGATAAAGCAGCAAGCTATTGCAGACGGTACATTTTTGAAAGCTCCGAACGGTAAGGACAGCAATTTACCGGAACAGCTTTGGTTGACGGTTAGAACTAAAGCTTTTAAAAATTGGTTTGGTGATTGGGAGAACGATCCGCAAAATGCAAGTAAGGTTGTGGATGAGAACGGCGAGCCGTTGGTTGTGTATCATGGAACTAAAACAGATTTTAGTATATTTGAAGGGCAAAAAATTAAAAACACTTCCGAAGGTGCAGGATTTTATTTTACACCTAATAAAAATATAGCACAAGGTTTTGGAAATATAAAAGCAACATTTTTGAATATTAGAAATCCTCAATATGCTTATGGTAATATTGATTTGGTATCTGATACATACGAAGAAGATTATGAGAAAGAAAATAAAGAAGCTATTGACAAAGGTTTGCAAGAAGTAAAAAAGAAGTTAGAGAAAAAAGGTTATAAATTTTATAAACAAGTACAAAAAGATTTGCTTGATGTTATAGGAACACAAACACAAGAAGTGCTTGACGGATTGTTGTATTTAAGAAATTTTGTTGAAAATGAAAATTTTGACGAAGAAAAAATTTACAACGATATAAGAGAAGCAGAAAAAGAAGTTTTTAAAGTTGATGGATACACGACTAACAGATACGGCGGCGACCAAAAAGTATATGTTGCTTTTACGAGTAATCAAATAAAATCTATAAATAATCGGGGAAGTTTTGACAGAAATAATCCGGATATTTATTATCAGCCGGCATATCATGGAACTCCGCACAGATTTGATGAATTTTCTACCGATAAGATAGGAACGGGAGAAGGAGCACAAGCTCATGGATGGGGTTTGTATTTTGCCAAAGAGAGAGCTGTTAGTGAGGATTATAGAAAAAACTTAACAAATAATGACGGAACTATTTATGTAGATGGTAAAGAAATAGAAGATAAAAATTTCGGGGAAGATTTTTATGCAAGACGAAATACTATAAAAGGAAAAACATTAAAAGAGAAACTTTTAAATTATAAAGATAAACTTATTGAAAGGATAGATTGGAATAATAAAAACATAGAGTATCTTACAAAACAAATACCTTTGTATGAAAAATTAGTAAAAGAACTAAGAAAAAACAAAACAGCAGATAAAACAGAAATTGAAGATATATTAGAAAAAAATTCAGACGGCATAAAAACAGATGTTATAGCAGCATGGCAAGATTTGTTAGATAGAATAGAAGATCCCTATGAGCAAATGAACACAGAGGAAGGATATGATAACGAGTTGAACAGCGAAAATGTTGCGAGTTATTTTGAAGGAGAAATATTTGATAAACAAAGTCAAATAAAACAATCTGAAAAAGATATTAATAATTTTGAAAAAAAATTAAAAACAATAGAAAGTATAGATTTAGATAATGCTGAGCTAAAAGGATATGGGCAGGTGTTTCAAGTAGATATACCGGAAGATAATGTGTTGCTTGACGAAGATAAAAGATTTCATGAACAGCCGAAGAAAGTACAAGAATCTTTAAATAAAATATTTAAAGAAATATACAAGATGGATAAAAATGAGTTTGTTGAGTATATAGATAAAAAATATATTAATCATGAAAAACACGATGCAATAGTAAAAGAGCTAAAAAAAGTAATTGACGGTAAAAAAGATAACAGTAGCTCTGTTTTGGCGATTTTAGATAACGATGATTTAAAAAAGATTTTGTTTTTAGATAATGTAGGAAGTTATATTTACAGGGAAATAGAAGATAGATTAGGTAGCGACAAAGAAGCAAGTTTGTTGTTGAATAAATATGGTATCAAAGGTATAAAGTATAACGGCGGTTGGGATGGTAGAGCTTATGTTGTGTTTGATGATAAGGCAGTAAAGATATTAGAGAAGTTTTATCAGGGAGAGAAAAATACATACAACGATATAAATGACTTTGTTAAAGATACTTATAGTGATTTAACTGAAAGAGAATACGGACCGAAAAAATCTAAAAATTTAGATAAATTAAAAAGTGTAGAAATAAAAAATATAACTGAATTTAAAACTGTAAAAGAACTTAAAAAGTTTTTAAATGATATTTTAGAAGGGTTATCAGAGTTAAAGGTAGAAGAAACAGGGCAAAAAATTTCTATATCAAAGAGCAGAGTAAAAAGAAGTTTAAAAAATGCAAGAAACAATATAAATAATCAAGTTTATAACGAGATAGAAGATTTAGTTAGAAATTCAAAATATTTAGGTTTTAAGAAAGCAGATTTAAGACATACTAAGGTAAAAGGGCAAGATTTATTTTTAGCAAAAATGAAAATCGGCGACAAAGAATATTTGGTTGAATTTAGAGCCGATGTTCCGTTTGCAGAAAACAAACTTTATTATGCAGGACATAAAGTAGGAGCTTCTGTAAGCGACACGGTAATTACACCGTTGCTTAGACAGAAGCCCACTAATAATATAGTACAAAATCAACAAAATGTCAATAGTGATAATCCGAGAGGGAGTACTACTGTTTTTGACAGACAGTATTTTATTAACCTTTTTGCTAATGCAGATAAAAGTACTTTGATGCACGAGATGGCTCATGCATGGTTAAGTGAGATAAACTATTTTGCAAGTGCTAAAAATGCTACTAATAAAGTTTTAGATATTAAAAAACAGCTTGATAATTGGTTAGGTGTGCCGGATAATAACGGCAGATATTCTGTTGAACAGCAAGAAAAGTTTGCACAGAATTTTGAAATATATTTGAAAGAAGGAAAAGCACCAACGGCTAAACTTAAAACGGTGTTTGCAAGATTTAAAACATGGTTAAGTGAGATATATGACAGAATTAAAGATGAGCTTCCAAAGTTGAACGATGATGTTAGAGAGTTGTTTGACAGTATATTAAGCAGAAGCTATGATGTGCCGGACAGTAATATTTATGCCGGGAAAGAAAAAGCTATAAAAGAAGTTATCAAAAATATTCAAGAAGGCAGAGCAAGCGAAGTTGACGGTATAACTATTGATGATGTGTACAATTTGTTAAATGTTGCATATACAAGAAAGCCGAGTAAACCTTCCAAAAACTTAAAACAGTTATTAAATGATAAAAACATTTACGACTTTAATGAGTTGAATAAAGCCGGTGCGGATACTGTACTGCAAATTTTAAAAGGCGGCGGATATGTTAAAGATGATGCTACGGCTGAGCAAGCGGTTGAACTTGCAAGACAAACACTTGACGGGAATCCTGTTTACAGGTTAGCGGATCAGTGGAGAGTTGCAGGCGATATTGATTTTGCAAGAAATCTGCGAGTATTGGAAAAGGTTATAGAGTTTAGTCAGATTGATAGTACGATAGAAAAAATATTAGAGCTTCAGGAAGAAGGGTACAGAAATGTGGAGCCGGGCGATGTTGAACAAGTTAAAGACGAGTATAAGAGATTGATGAGTGCGGATGTTAAAGAAGCTAAAAAGATTGTGGAAGGTATAATTAATAGGTTACATAAGAAAAGATTTATTGATATGAGAGCTAAAAAGCAGATGATTGTAGATTTAAATTTTTCTTCTACGGTAGAAGAAATTAAAGAGAGTGTGTTAAATGTTATTGAAGATTTGCAAGATGAAATTAAGTTGGTTAAAGAGCAGTTAAGGAATCCGAGAAAGCCGGTAGTAAGAAAAGATAAAACGATACCGCCCGGAAAAAATGCTACGGAAGAAGAAAAAAATACTTATAAAAAGTATATGAGAAAACAGATTAACAGGTTGTTGAAGCAGGCACTTCCGAGAAAACAGAATCAGCAGAAATTTTCTAAGTTTGATGTTGAAACACAGAGATTCTTTACGGATCTTGAAAAGTATAACAAGATGACTATTGAAGCTGCACAAGAAGAACTGTATAAGAGAGCGACAAGTATTATTGATGATGAAGGTGTAGGGTTAGACAATTTTGAGAAAATGAAAAATATGTTTTTATCTTATAAGGCAAATAAGATAAATCAGAACAGTGTAGAATTTTATAAACAGCTTTACGATAATTTGCAAGAAATTAATGTGTTTGGTAGAAATGCTAAGGAGATTGAAGAAACATTAAAAAAAGAGCAAATACAGAAGGATATAAACAATTTGGTAGTTAATATTGAAGATAATAAGAGTAAAAACAGTTTGGCTACCGGAGTAAAGAAACAGTATATAAAGTGGTTAGGTAATTGGTGGAGTACCATAAATGCTATTGCCGGAAAGAAGCAAGCTGATAAAGACAGTTTGGAAAGAGTTGAAATAAATATTTTCAATAAAAACTATGCAACAACAGAAGATTTGAAAACGAAGTGTTCTGCTGCTTTAGGGTTAAAAAATGCTACTGATTTGGATATGACGGTTAACAGATACTTGAACGAAGAATATACTTATGAAGAATTGGATGCAAGAAGCGGTACAAGTAATGCGGTTAAGTTAAATAAGATGCAGCTTATATGTTGTTATATTTGGATGAAAAATGACAACTTAAAAGAGAGAATTGTAAGAGCTTACGGTAATATACAGATTATGGATATGATGGATAAACTTACAATTCAAGATAAAAAGTTTGGTGATGAGTTGCAACAAGCCGTTGCTTCGTTGTATGACGATGTTAATAAAGTGTATATCAAAATGTACGGGTTAGATATGCCGCAAGCAGATAACTATTTTCCTTCTTCTGTGGAAAGGATACAAGGGAATATGGATTTACTTAAAGATAATATAGGACAAGTATCATCGCCCGGATTTATTAAGGCAAGAGTGCAAAGTAATTTACCGTTAATGAATTTTGGTAATCCGGTAAAGATAGCTTTAGATCATATAGCGAAAGTAAATCATTTTATTTATATGCAAGAAAAACTTGCAGATTTGAATAAGGTTTATAAAACTACCGTAGTTAAAAGGCATATAACTAATGCTTACGGTGATAGAGTATATAAATATATTTTGCAAGTGTTAGATAATGCTAAGTTTACTACCGTTGCAAGAACTATTGACGGTATAAGCGATATAGGTGATTATTTAGTTAACAATTATGTGTTAACTAAAATTGCTGTTAAGCCGAGTATTATGATTAAGCAGCTTTTATCTTGCATAAACTATGCGGAAGATATGAGTAGTGTACAGTGGTTTGAAGGGTTTTTGAAAGGTGTTACAACTCCGAAAAAAGTTATTGATTTTATGATGAAGAACAGCAAGTATTGTCAAAGCAGGTTTGCAAAAGGCGGACAAACAGAAGCTTTATTAAAAGCTATGGAAGGAAGTAATGCAACTTTCGCCAAAGTAAAAACTTTTAAGGGTATATTATCATGGATGACAAGAGTTGGTGATATAGGTGCAATTATATTCGGTGGGTATCCGTATGTTATGAATCAGATGAGTAAGGGTGTGTCGTTACAAGCTGCCATTGAGAATTTTGAAAAATCTACTATTAGAAGCCAACAGGCAAGTTTGCCTTCTACATTGAGTAATTTTCAGTATCGTGGCATGGATAGTTGGTTGTATAGAGCTATGTTTGCTTTTGCCAATACTCCAAATCAGTACAGCAGAAAGATCGGTGATACGATGTATCTGTATTTTCATGGTGATATAAACAAAAAACAATTAGCTAAAAATTTAATACTGTATGGTGCTTTGAATCCGTTGTTATATACTTCGTTTACTTCGCTTGCAATTCTTTCCGGATTGATAAGCGGTAATTGGGATGACTTAAAAGACGATATTATTATGAGTTTAATGCAGACAAGTAATGTATTGGCACTGCCGATAATATCGCAAGCTTATAACAGTTTTGTGTCTAAGGTTGTTACCGGCGATTTTGTTCCGGATAAAGAAATACCGTTACTTGATGATATGGTTAAGATTATGAGGACCGCTACAAAAGAAGATCTTGAGTTTAAAGATTGGTTGACGATTGTAGATGAAGTTGCAAGCTTGATTCTGGGTGTACCGGTAAAGACATTGTATAACGAGTTTGTGGGATCTACCAAAGATTTGTTGGATGGAGAGTATGGTAAGTTTGCTGTTAAGTTGTATGGTGCAACAGAGAGCAGGGCAGATAAAATTTTTAATTAAAACATTTTTATAAGGGGGTAAGTAGTTATGAGTACTACTGCGATGAAGTATGCAGATTTGTTTAAGGATGGTGTTAGTAAGGAGCAATCCGTTGTGTTTACCGGAAGAAATAATGTGCTTGTTGTTAGCGGTATAACCGATAACGGTACATTGAAGTTTGAAGTGTCGGTAGATGGCGGTACAACATGGGTAGAAGATTCTACTTTAGAGTTTACTACTGACGGTACAAAAGTTTTGCATAATGTGTCTGCTATGATTAGAGTTAAAACAGATGATGTTGATGATACATCTGATTTGCTTGTGCAAATCGGTTATTAAAAGGGGGTTTTTGGTATGGGTTTAAATAATGGTAGTACCGGCGAAGAAGCTAAAGAACAGTCAAGATTTGAAACAAAAACTGTTATTGAAACGACTGTTGTGTTTAGAGGTAATACTGTTGATATAGATGATGCTGTGTGGAAACAGCAAGTGAGTGAAGAAGGTGAGTATCATTTTTGGGCGGAAGTTGATAACGATGTTGTTAAGTGGTATATAGAAGATACCGAAGTTGATTTGGCTGATTATGGTATATCTGTTACCGGAGATGTTGTTTCCGGAGATGAAGTGTATGTTATTTATAACGGAGAAGAAATTGATAATTACGGGTACAATGAGTTTACTTCTCTTGCGGATAATGTTGATTTTGATTATATTGATTTCAAAGCTTCGTTGCCGATAGATGTTGAAATTGGAGAAGGGTTTTTTAGAGGTTGGATGTATCGGGTTAAGTTTGATATGGGTGCCGGTATTGAGAACGGGTTTGTTTGGGTGAGAAACGGGAACGGACAAGATGTAAATATCAAATTGGTACTTGCTACAAAAAAAGTAGTAGAAGAAGAATAGTAGGAGGATATAAAGATGGGTTTAAATAAAAGTAACGGATTGAATTTTGGTAGCAACGAAGATAACGGCGGTGGTGGCGGTGGCGGAGATAGATACCAAAAAGTAGATTATATTGAGAGCGGTGGTGCTGCATGGTGTTTGTTAGATGTTAAGCCGGATGACACACTTAAAATTAGAATTAAGTTTAAGATGAAAGCTGCCGGTGGTGGAAGTTTTATTGGAACAACTAATTTTCGTTTCTTCTGTGTAAGTTTTTCTACGACATATTTGGATTATGGCGGTGAAGGATCTAACAGAATATCCGCAAGTTTTGTAACTTCCAATTCTACAATATACAATGTAGAGTTAGGTAATTTGTATATGAAAGATTTGGATACTGATACTGTTATTGTGCAAGGTACTCCTGTAAGTTTTTCCGAGTTGAGCGGAAAACTTAAGCTTTTCTCTAATGTAGATTATGGATCGGTATATTCAATACAGATTGAAAAAGGTGGAGAAACCGTAAAAGATTATATTGCTGTACTTGATACAAAAACAAACATTTATGGTTTGTATGATAAAGTAACTGAAACTTTTGTGCCAAGTGCAGGAGATGCCGATTTTACAGGGGGAAATGAATAATAATGAAAAGAAGCTTGATAAGCTTAGTATCTCCACAAAATTTAATTGGACTTATATCTTTGGTAGGTATGGTAACTTTTTGGATATATACTCAAAGTAATCTGCCGAAAAGGGTTGATAATTGTGAGATAAGATTAACAACTTTGGAAAGAGATTTTATTGATTCTAAGGCAAGGCAAGAGTTGATGCTGCAAGCGATATATGAAACAAGAGCTGATGTTAAACAGTTGATGAGGGATATCAAGAGATAGGATTGATATATAGCAGTGGTGTTCTTTATAGTTTGAGTTATCGGCACAGGTTTTTCCAAGAGTTTGTATGGATACTCAAACATTGATAAAAGATTAATATTTCATAATTGGCAGAGCTTCCTATCGGCTCTGCTAACAAGAGAGGTGAGAAATGTTTAAGAGATTATTTTTAAAATGGTTATTTGAGTTTGTAGGTTGGTTGTTGGTTATAGTTTTAGCTTTAGCAGTTGGTTATATTGTTGATGATATAACCAAGATACAATATTTAGGAATTGTTGTTGTGGCAACGATATACTATTATTGTTCTCCGATAATCAAGCCGTATATTGACGAATTAAGAAACAAACTATTAAAGAATATCGGAAAAAAAGATGAAGAAATTTAAACATTATTTTGTTGATATGATTTCCGATACATCGGGACATATAAACTCAAAAATCGTGATGGGTATTGTGTCGTTTATTGTTGCTTCTGTTTTGGCTTTCATGGGAGCAGATACAACTTATGTTGCATACTTTTTGGCTTTTAGTGCCGGAAGTTTAGGGTATTCTTGTTTTGATAACAATTCTGCTTTTAAATTTCATAAGACGGAAACAAATACGACTACAAAAGATATTGAAATAAAAGCAGATGTGGAAAAGGTAACAGATAAAATAACAAACATTGTAAAGAAAAAATGAATAAACAAGATCTACAATATTGTTGTAATTGTTTATACATGAGAACAGAATATAACGGAATAAGTTATGATTTTATTTGTAAGAAACACAAAAAGTTTGTTGGATATTATCAAAAGCCATGCAAGGAGTATAAGTGAGTGAAATTCATAAAATTATTGTTTGTTTCGGGTTGCTTATTGTTATGTGTGTCGGTTGCTTTTTCGCAGGGGTATTATATCAGTCAAGAACAAATGGAACAGTTGACGACAGAGATACTGAATATCAGCGAGAGCAACAACAATTTGATGAACAAATTGCACTTACAACAGGAACAATATCAAACATTACAAACGATATACGACAAGAAATATATGTTAGCACAAGAGCAGTTGGAAACATACAAGAGTTGCTTGAGGAAATCAGAAAGCAGAGAGTTGATTTATAAGTATCTTGTTGCGGGCAGTTTTGTTGCAGGTATTTTATTAGGTGTGTTAGTTGCAAAATAGGAGAAAACAAAACGGGTATTAAGTGTATTAATTGTCAATACTATGTGGAAAGTAATAACGGATATGAGTATTGCTCATACTTTTGTTGCGATATTGACAGAATAATATTGTTGAGTATGTGTAAGTGGATAGAGCAAGATGATAATAGTAAAAACTAAAATGACAGAAATACCGAAAACTTGTAAAGAGTGTGAGCTTAAAGTTGTTGCTCCGGGTATGATAATGTGTCCGGTGCTGAAAGATTGGATAGAGCCGTTTGAGTATAAGGTCGGTAAAATTAAGCTTGATAATTGTCCGTTGGAGAAAACAGATGCCAAAGTTTAGTAAAAAAAGTTTAGAGTTGCTTAGTATGTGTCATCCGGATATTATTATTGTTTGTAATGAGTTGATAAAGTATGTGGATTTTACTGTGTTGCCTTCTACTGTTAGGACCGTTGAAGAACAAAAAAAGTTTGTTGCAGAAGGTAAAAGCAAAACGATGGATAGTAAACATCTGATTGGAGATAAAAGAAATAAGAGCGATGCTGTTGATATAACTCCGTATCCTATTGATTGGAACGATAAACAAAGACAAGCTTATCTTGCCGGATGGTTTTTGGCTATTGCTGCTCAGTTGTTTAATTTTGGTGTAATCAAGAGTAAGTTTAGATGGGGTGGCGATTGGAATAGAAACAACAATTTTAAAGATGAAACTTTTTTAGATCCGGAACATTTTGAAAGGATATAGTTTAATATAGCTTGACATTTTTTTTCGTTTAGTGTATATTATAATTAATTTCTACTATGGTAGATAATTTTTCCGGTAATAACCGGGCTGCATTTCTGCGAAAGCAGAGAACTTGCAAGCAGGGCTAATAATAAGCCCTATCTTTTAGCGGATAAGATTAATTTCTTATCCGCTTTTATTTTTGGTTTTGTTTTGCCCTATTTTTGCCCTACAATTTGGCATAATAATATTTTATTGACATAAACGGCATAATGTTTTTTGTGGTTTTGTAAGACGATAAATACAACATCAAGACGATGGTTTTTAGATATGATAAACTCGCCTTGTTCGCCCTGAAGATGAAAGGTTTGTTAGACGATGACTATATTTCTTTTGCCCTATTTTTGCCCTACAATGTTAAGTTTTTCAACAGCTTCTTGTAAGCTCTTATTCGGTGTTGCATGTCCGTATCGGTTTGTCATCTCAAAGCTGCTGTGTCCTAAAAGATCTTTTATGTTTGCTTGATTTTCGTTTGCCCTTCTTAAATGTGTGGCAAAAGTGTGTCTGAAGCTTCTAAAAGATCTATCTTTAATACCTAAATTTTTTAACTTCTTTTGAAAGATATGCGATATTGATTGTGTACTTTTTATCTGTGCTTTTGGAAACTGTACGATATGTTTATCTTTTACAAAACATCTTTTCTTTTTAAGATCTAATAAATAATTATATATGGTGGCTGCAAGTGGGATACCTCTCTCTTTGCCGGTTTTGGTTGCTACCAATACAAGAGTATGTGTATCCCATAGAATATTGTCTGTTGTTATGGCAACAGCTTCTTCTAATCGTAAGCCACAATAGTATCCTAAGTATGCCATTGTGAGCCATCCGGAAGTAAAGTTTTTAAATATTTGTTGCAATTCATTATCTGTAAAAAACTTTGGGATCACTTCTTGTTCCGGTAATCTTTGCAGATCTTCTAATACATTTCGGTCCGTATAGTGCCAATGTTTCATTTTCTTTGACATCATTGAAAGTGTGTTTAACTCTTTGTTGATGCTTGCATTTCTTAAATTTGGATTTTGTGCTTTTCGTTGACCGATATATGTTTCAACTAACTTCAAACTAAATTCGGATATATACGATATATTTGTTAGTTTCATAAATTTGTTGATTATACCGGAATCTCTGTCTTGTGTTTTTGCCGGAAGTGTTTGACGGAATTTTTTAAATTCTTCTACAAATTCGTTGAAACTGCGATCACGAGGTGCAAGGTTGTATCTGTTACGGATAATATCCTCATTGATTTTTCTTATGATCTCATCCGCTAAAGATTTACTGATAGGTCCTAATGTTTGACGGTGTTTATCATATTTGCCGTTTTGTTTTGTGTACCAACATTTATAATATGATTTGCCGATTTTTTGGAGATAGTATTTCATTTTGTACCTACTTATATAATCCGTTATAATATTCGCTTGTTCTGTTATGTATATCTTTGTTTGTTCCGTATTCGTGTGTGTATGGATTATAGTTTCCTTTGTGTGAATAGTTATCTCTTACAGTATTATTTTTGTCTGTTCTGTGATAACCGTTTACATAAGTGCCGTCTTTACGATAATAGCCGTTGACATATTCTGCATAGGTTATTGTAATACAAGTGATAATTAATAATAATACAATAGTTATTTTTTTCATTTTTTCTTCTCCTCTAAAAATTTTATTTTTTCTTCCAAGAGTTTTATTTTTTCTTCTCTTAGCTTTAGTTTTTCTTTTAAAACTTCTACTGATTGATAAGTTTTATTTATTGTTTGTTGGTTTTTCCCGGAATTAAAAAAACTAAAATTTACATCTGAAAAATTTTTATTATCATCTAATAAATCCTCTACAGATATATTTAGTGCCTTTGCTATTTTTTGCAGGTTTTCCATCTTCGGTTTTCTTGTACCGTTAAGCCAATTAACTAATACTTGTCTATGGATCTTAGTTTTTTTAGCAAAATCTGTTTGTGTCATCTTTTTTAAATAAAGAATATCTTTTATTTTTTTTCCGAGTTTAGTTGTCGTCATAAAAAATACCTCTTGACAAATTTTTCATTATAAACTATAATGACTTCAAAAGAAGTCAACTTGACTTCAAATCTAAGTCGGGAGTAAAGATATGATCTGCGGTGTAATAAAAAACTATCTTAATAAAGCAATTGACACAAACGACACAACAACAAACTTTAAAATAACAGCTGGTGTTTCCGCAGATCCATCAGCTTTATCAGACGGAAAAGGTAACGATAGCAATATCGCCAACTTTTCCGCCTGTTTCCCAATATATAAGTATAGCACACTGAGTAAAATTTAGCAATTTGTTACTCAGTTTTTTTGTGCTTTAAAATTAAAAAAAGGAGATCTGCGGTATGAAAAAATTTATTAAGTATCTTTTTAAGTATCTTTTTAAGTATCTTTTTGGAAACAAAACAAAGGAAGTTAAGCCAAGTGCTGAAAGTATTGAGTTTATTAAACAGATAAAAAGAGTAGAGATTAAAAGAGCAATTAAAGATTTCAGAGAGTATTTGAATTTATTGTTGACTACCGAAGATGGTGAGATTGAAAGCGGAGTGATTTATTTAAATGATATGCAAGCTGTGGTTATTGAAAATAAGATTGAAAAAATGAGAGCAGAAATAAAAAAGTTGTTTCAAGCAAGAAATGTTTTGGGGTTTTAATATGAATAGAAAAGATTACGGTGAGTTTATGACTATGAAAGATGTTAAAAAGGTATTTGGAATTAAAGATACTCATACGATGATGAGATTTGTGCATCGTCAACAGATACCGTACAAAAAGGAAACTAAAAAGTTGTTGTTCTTTGTTACCGATGCTGTGTTTGCAAAGGTGCAAAAAATAAGATCTGAAGCGGACAGATATATTAGAGGGATGATATAAATGATAAATTTTTTTAATATGTTTGTTACTATTCCGTATTGTAAGAAAGCAGCCAACGAAATAATAGAGGGTTTAAAAACAGAAAGACTAATTAAAAGGCAGCAAGAAGATAATGAGAAAAGATATAAGCACGAGATTAAAAGGTTTTTGGAGAATAAATAATGTTGAAAGTTGTTAAAACTACCAAAGAACATTTAGACAAAATAAAGCTGCAAGCGGAACAAGTTGACGAGTTTGTTGATGTTGATATGAACGGTATGCACAGTATTGTTGATGATAACGGTAATGTTTTTATGCTTTTTAAAGCTGTGATTTTTTGGAAAGGCAGAGGACAGTTTATGTCTTTTATATCTGCTGATGCCGGAAAGCATTTGTTTGGGATCATAAAAATATTGAAAGAACTTTACAAAAAGTATGCTCCGGAAAGATTGGAAGTAGAAGTGCTTAACAGCTTTGAACAAGGTCATCGTTTGGTAAAGTTGTTTGGGTTTGAAAAAGAAAGTTTGATGAAAAAGTATTTTTGCGGAAAAGATTATTGCATGTATGTAAAGTTTAAGGAGATATACCATGAAAAGTAAGATTATTTTTATAGCAATATGTGTTGTGGTTGTTTATGTGTTGTCCGGTGCGGTGTGGTGTGTAAAGAGTTTGTTTGCACAAGAACTTACCGAAATTGAAACAATAAATAAACATTATGCGGAAGAAACGATTAAAAGTGAAATTGAGTATGCTGCATTGTGGGAGTATGTGGAGAATATGAGTGAGCAAGAGTACTACGATACTTTTTTTAAGGTGCAACATGACAAGTAAAACAGTAGAGATAGGAAAAAGATTTAAGAATTTTAATTTGGCGACAGGCGAAAATGTGATTTTGGAAGTGGTTAAAGCGGTAGGAATTATGTGTGATTGTTGTTATTTTCATGGTATTAAAAGACATTGTCCGGATGAATATGCTTGCGGACAGTTTGCAAGAAAAGATAAAACGGCTGTAATTTTTAAGTATATAGGAGATGCAGAAAAATGAGTAAATATACTCCGGAACAAATAAGAGCTCAAGGTTTTATTGAGAGATTGTTTAAGAAGATGCAAGGTGTTAAGAGGGATGAAGTAAGACATAATTTGTTTTTTACAGATTACAGAGTAAGACAGGGTAGAAGAATTGGTGCAAGTAAAAAACAAAGATTAAGACATGCTGTTATGTTTGGAAAGTTATTTTAGATCATTGAGTTTTTGCACGACCTTCAAAGGTCGGATTAGCACTCTTACTTAATGTTGAGTCGTGCAGATGTAACAGATAGGTTGTGTTGATGTTTGGTTATTACTTATAGCAAGTATTTTGTTGTAAGTCGGAATTGACCGGGCGAATATCAATACTTCTTATCTGTTACAAAAAACAAAAAAATAATTGACTGTGTGTAGCTCAGCAGTAGAGCGGCTCGGTGAGAACGAGCGACTGTTACAGCATATAAAACTAATCAATTTATGTGTGGTGGTAACATAAAAGATGATTACTTTGAGGCATAGGTGCAAATCCTATCACACAGGCAAAAAGGGAAACAGGAGAACTGATATGAAAATTTTTTATTGTGAGCAAAGAAGTAAGCAGTGGTACGATTTAAGGTGTGGTAAGTTGACGGCAAGTAATTTCCATGTATTGATGCATAACAGTTGTACATCTCATCAGTACATTATGGAAAAGGCACTTGAAAGATTGACCGGTAAATGTGTTCCGAACAGGTTTTGGACCGAAGATCTGCAAAGGGGAATTGATCTTGAGCCGGTAGCTTGCAGAGAGTATGAGCTTGAAACAGGCAACAAAGTTACTCATGTAGGGTTTGTGCAACATAACGAGTATATAGGATCAAGCCCGGATGGGTTGGTTGGAGCTGACGGCGGTGTTGAATTTAAGTGTCCTAACGAAACGAATTTTTGGAAACTGTATCGTCATCCAAAGGTTAGTCCGCAACATTATACACAGTGTCAAGTTAATATGTGGGTGTGCGGTAGAAAGTGGTGGGATTATGTGAATTATTCAACGATGGAAAGACCGATAATAATCAGAGTGCCGAGAGATGAAGAATATATAAAACAGATTGAAGAAAGAGCGGCGGAAGTTAATAAGATGATAGACAGTTACGGTAAGAAGCTTTATTATACTGTGCAACAAAAGAGTTTAAAATTTAAAAAGCCGAGCATTTTGAGCGGATTCAGAGCGGCATAGGAGAGCAAAGATGAAATGTCTTAATTGTAAATACAGTGAGTTTGAAAAAGATGAAAACGGTGTTGTAGAGCTTGTTTGTTTAAAATTTAAGAAAAATGTGTTAGCAACAACTTCTTGTATTAATAGTGCAAAATTTAGGAGAGAAGAACGAGCCAAAAAGATTTATTTAGATAATTATCAACAGTTTCCGTTACGGGAAGTTGCCCGGATGATTGGTTGGAGTATCGGTAAATTGAATTGGTTTATATATATAAACTTTTTGCCGAGAGTACATATTAGAAAAAGGAAGGTAATAAAATGAAAAGTAAGAAAAATAAGCCGGAAGTAGCAGCAGAATCAAAGATGGTTGATTATGAAGTTGAGTGGCAGTTGAGTGAAGAAGATATTGAAGAATTAAAAAAACAACATTTAGAGAATCTTGATAAGATTGATGAACTTTTAGCAAAGAAAAAGCAAATATCTGACGAGTTAAAGACACAGATTAAGCAGCTAAATTTAGATAATTATAAGTTGAGAGCAAAAATTAAGGTTGGTAAAGAGTTAAGGACTGTACAGTGTGAGTGTCAGTTTAATTATAGTACCGATACAAAAACAATATATCATCCGCAAACTAATGAAGTTGTTAAAGAGTTGCCGTTGACGGATGAAGATAAACAAATGGAGTTTGAACAATGAAAAAGAATTAAAAATTAGTTGATTTTTTAGTTGGTTTTAAGAGTAAAAATTCGTCAATAAAAGACAATGTTTTTTATGAAATGGGAGAGAATTGTCTAAAAAAATAAGGAGAAAAA